TTCAGCATTGTTGATAACAGAGTAGGTAAAAACAACATCTTTACAACTAACTTTAGTGATAAAGAACTAAATCAAAATATGAACTGGCAACGTATCAATTCAAGAATGAAACACAATGCAAGAAAAGTAAGAGTAATCGGAGACGATTTCAGGGAGCGAGACGCATGGTAACCAAAGAATTTTTGAAAATTAAACTTGAGTGTTCAGATATGTACGCTCAGAAACTCATAGACGAGGCACAAGGCGATGAAAATAAGTTATATGACCTATTTATCCAAAAACTTGCAGAACGTCACACACGCCCCGCTGTCGTCGAATATTAAGGAGTGTTAAAAATGCCGAAAGAAAAATATTACTTATACCGAGAAGATGGCACGGAAGATATTAAGGTCATCAAGTATAAAGACAACGTAAATGAAGTTTATTCTCTCACAGGAGCCCATTTCAGCGACGAAAAGAAAATCATGACTGATAGAGACCTAAAACGATTCAAAGGCGCTCACGGGCTTCTATATGAGCAAGAGCTAGGATTACAAGCAACGATATTTGATATTTAGAGGTGGCACTTAGAAAGTAATATGAATGGCACTAACTATGATCGTATCGAACTACAACCTAAATTCGAACTACAACCTAAATTTGGGAAGCAAAGACCGATTACGTATATAGCCGATTTCTCTTTGTGGAAGGAAGGGAAACTGGTTGAAGTTATAGACGTTAAAGGTAAGGCGACTGAAGTTGCCAACATCAAAGCGAAGATATTCAGATATCAGTATAGAGATGTGAATTTAACGTGGATATGTAAAGCGCCTAAATACACAGGTCAAGAATGGATGGTATATGAGGACTTAGTGAAAGTCAGACGTAAAAGAAAAAGAGAAATGAAGTGATTTAATGCAACAACAAGCATATATAAATGCAACGATTGATATAAGAATACCTACCGAAGTTGAATATCAGCATTTTGATGATGTGGATGATGAAAAAGATATGCTAGCAGAGCGTTTAGATAAAAATCCAGATGAGTTATTGAAGTATGACGACATAAAAATAAGACATGCATATATAGAGGTGGAATAAATGGCGAAAACAGCAAGAATTGTAAGGATACATGATAAACCTTATAGGTTCAGTAAATTTGAAATGGAATTAATAGAAAGTCACGGTATAACACCTGGAATGGTTTCTAAAAGAGTAAAAGACGGTTGGGAACTACATGAAGCAATGGACGCACCAGAAGGTACGCGTTTAAGTGAGTACAGAGAAAAGAAAACAATAGAAAGACTGGAACAAGCTAGACTCGAACGCAAATTGGAAAGAAAGCGAAAGAGAGAGGCTGAGCTAAGAAGAAAGAAGCCACACTTGTTTAATGTACCTCAGAAACATCCAAGAGGACGTTATGCGTGCTACCTGATGGAAAACGACATATTCGTGAAAGTTAAGAAGTAGATCATGACAGATAACGCACGCAAAGAATACCTAAATCAATTCTTTGGATCTAAGAGATATCTGTATCAGGATAACGAACGAGTGGCACATATTCATGTAGTAAACGGCACTTATTACTTTCATGGGCATATCGTGCCAGGTTGGCAAAGCGTTAAAAAGACATTTGATACAGCGGAAGAGCTTGAAACATATATAAAGCAACACGGTTTGGAACACGAGGAACAGAAGCAACTAACTTTATTTTAAGGAGATGGAAATGATGAAAATCAAAGTTGAAAAAGAAATGAACTTACCTGAACTTATCCAATGGGCTTGGGATAACCCCAAGTTATCAGGAAATAAAAGATTCTATTCAAATGATTTTGAGCGCAACTGTTGTGTGACTTTTGACGTCGATAGCATCTTATGTAGTGTGACTGGATATTTATCAATTAACGATAAATTTACTATTCAAGAGGAGATATGAACAATGAAAATCAAAGTTAAAAAAGAAATGAGACTAGATGAATTAATTAAGTGGGCGCGAGAAAATCCGGAGCTATCAAAAGGAAAAATTTTTCTTGCAAAAGGTTTTAGTAATGGATCCGTTCGTTTTCAACGAAATACAAATACGTGTTCGATATCAAGTTTTATTCCAATTGATATCCCCTTCATAGTTGATATTGAAAAAGAAGTAACGGAAGAGACTAAGTTTGATAGGTTGTTAGAGGTATATGAGATTCAAGAAGGAGTCTATAAATCCGCATTACACAAAGGTATCAGTTTGAACGAACGTTTTGAAGACGACAATATTTTTCCTACTAAAGCATTCTATATCTTAAACGATGACATGACGATGACATTGATTTGGAAAGATGGGGAGTTGGTAGAATGATGTTGAAATTTAAAGCTTGGGATAAAGATAAAAAAGTTATGAGTATTATTGACGAAATCGATTTTAATAGTGGGTACATTTTGATTTCAACAGGTTATAAAAGTTTCAATGAAGTAAAACTATTACAATACACAGGATTTAAAGATGTGCACGGTGTGGAGATTTATGAAGGGGATATTGTTCAAGATTGTTATTCGAGAGAAGTAAGTTTTATCGAGTTTAAAGAAGGAGCCTTTTATATAACTTTTAGCAATGTAACTGAATTACTAAGTGAAAATGACGATATTATTGAAATTGTTGGAAATATTTTTGAAAATGAGATGCTATTGGAGGTTATGAGATGACGTTCACCTTATCAGATGAACAATATAAAAATCTTTGTACTAACTTTAACAAGTTATTAGATAAACTTCACAAAGCATTAAAAGATCGTGAAGAGTACAAGAAGCAACGTGATGAGCTTATTGGAGATATAGCTAAGTTAAGAGAGCGCAACAAAGATCTGGAGAAGAAAGCGAGCGCATGGGATAGGTATTGCAAGAGTGTTGAAAAAGATTTAATAAACGAATTCGGCAACGATGATGAAAGAGTTAAATTTGGAATGAAATTAAACAATAAAATTTTTATGGAGGATGACACTAATGAATAACCGCGAACAAATCGAACAATCAGTTATCAGCGCTAGTGCATATAACGGTAATGACACAGAGGGATTGCTAAAAGAGATTGAGGACGTGTATAAGAAAGCGCAAGCGTTTGATGAAATACTTGAGGGTTTACCTAATGCTATGCAAGATGCACTCAAAGAAGATATTTATCTTGATGAAGCAGTAGGGATTATGACGGGGCAAGTTGTCTATAAATATGAGGAGGAGCAGGAAAATGACTAACACATTAACAATTGATCAGTTACAAGAGTTATTACAAATACAAAAGGACTTTGACGATAGAATACCAACACTAAATTTACGAGATAGCAAGATTGCGTATGTGGTTGAATTCTTTGAATGGTTTAACACATTGGAAACGTTCAAGAATTGGAAGAAGAAACCAGGTAAACCGTTAGACGTACAGCTAGACGAGTTAGCAGACATGTTAGCGTTTGGATTGAGTATTGCTAATCAACAAGCAGATAACATGGAAGAAATTTTGGGTTATTTAGATGACGGAGATTTTAACGACTATATAGAACGAGTTGAAATCGATTTTAACGATAGTGATGTAGTAGATGAATTTATGTCAACTATAGATGAAATGTATGAAAGTCCATATAGTAGCAACTTATTTTTACCGTTTGCATTAGCGAACAACTACTACACTATCGATCAACTCATTGACGCATACAAAAAGAAAATGAAAAGGAACCACGAAAGACAAGATGGAACAGCAGACGCAGGGAAAGGATACGTATAAAGACATATTAGATCGGGTCAAGGAGGTTTTGGGGAAGTGACACAATACTTAGTCACAACATTCAAAGATTCAACAGGACTACCACATGAACATATTACTGTGGCTAGAGATAATCAGACGTTTACAGTTGTTGAGGCAGAGAGTAAAGAAGAAGCGAAAGAAAAGTACGAGGCACAAGTTAAAAGAGATGCAATTATTAAATTAGGTCAGTTGTTTGAAAATATAAGGGAGTGTGGGAAATGATTAAGCAAATACTAAGATTATTATTCTTACTAGCAATGTATGAGCTAGGTAAGTATGTAACTGAGCAAGTATATATTATGATGACGGCTAATGATGATGTAGAGGCGCCGAGTGACTTCGCAAAGTTGAG